AGCGCGCGCGTATGTGTCAGGCGTTAGTTCCTCAATGTCTTCTACAGTAGGAAGTGGGTCATACCGCGTCGGCACATCAGTTTCGCCGGGAAACCTACCAGCATGAACATCTGCCGTTGCATCATCTAGGTTCTTGAGGTGTTCGACTGGGTCAACCTCAACGCCATCAACGAGGGTTTCTGTCTCTAGTTCTGCCTCATCAATCGAGGAACGGATGGCGTTTGCATCATCTTCGCTAATTAACTTATCTTTGCGGAGCGCATTAACGCCATTACGCGCTTGGTCAAAAGTCAGCGAGACGCCACGACCGACAAATGGCAACCCGCCAGCGGTTACGCCAACTGTGCCAACATTCATCAAAAAGTCTTTGTAGCCGTAATCCAGCCCCAGCTTTTCATACCATTCCTTGACTGCTGGCTGTAACACAGCCTCACGCCCTGCCTCAACAAGGCCGAAACGGAGAGCAGTCCGCCACAGAGCAGAACCCTCTGCAACGCGCCCAAGGCCAGCGGTTAAAGTGCTAGTCTCCAAAAAGTTTCTATCTGTGAAGAAGCCGCCAGCAGAACCAATAAACCGGCCCAGCCCGTGCGCCTTCTTTGCTTCTTCCTCAGACCTTTTTAATTCTTCCTGCGCCCTAGCAATAATGTCATCATTGATTTTTCCGATGGTAAGGTCTTGGTATTCTGGAAACAGATCAGAGTTTTCCTTAACGTATCCAATGATTTCATTTATCTTGTTGACGCGCATCCCCTCAGAATGACCGACTGAATCCGAAGCGCCATAGTAATGAGATGGGTTCGTGAACTTTGGGCCACCGCGCGCAGTAATCGTGTTTAGGATCGGCTCCATATACTCGTCAAGCAACACAAGTTCTGCGTCAGAGTTACGTGCATAACGCTGCTCGTAATAGCCAGACGATATGGAGTCAAAGAAGCCAATTTCCTCGCCGCCGACTTCAACGAGGTCTTTACCCAGAACAGATGTATCGCTCTTTCTAAAAAAGAACGACATTAGAATCGCCCTCTTTCCTCACGCAAAATGCGTCTCGATTCTTCCGGGTTGTCTTCTAAAATAGGAACGCCATATGCGCTCATTTTAGCCTTTTCAATCGCAGTCAACTCTTTTTGCGTCGCGGCGGGTGTAGGAGTTTCGCCCTCAAGCAGACCCGGCTCAATGCCACTTGTGGGTCGCGCATCAATAATTTGCTTGAGTTCTTGAATGTCGATTGTGTAAGCGCGGCCCATTCCATCATCAAAAGATTTTTCAAAGCCGCCTTCAATAAGGTTAACAGCGTAAATACCGTCACCGACGCTTTCCAAGACCATGCCCCTTTGCAGGCGCTCATAGCCTATTTCCTGATTGTTCTGCGCTTGTGGCAGCACCTTAGTAGTGCTTGCCATAACAAACTCATCAGCCGTCGCCTTTTGCAGTAGTTCAGAAATGCCTACTGCATCATTGCCAGAGACTTCAAAATTGTTCGGCACAATGATTTTGCGCCTATTAAACTCCGCCATGCCGCCGTACTCAACGCCATTTACGACAGTTCGGCCAGACGCAAGCTGCAAGGCTAGCCGATACCTTTCTTCGTCAAAATCAGTACGACCTCGGTTTTGCCCCTCATAGATTGCATCAGCAGTGGCAATGATTGACGCTTGCACACCAAGGTCTGCGGCAAGCGCGCTTTCGGCAAAGAACTCGTTGCGCTGTGCATTTTTACTTGACGTTTCGTTGGTTATGCCACTCGGCGCTTCTCCGCGCTCGATTATGCCCATGCCCTCTACAGCAGCCCGGACAGTGGTGGCGTCCGACCCACTAATCATTAGGCCACCGACATGCGCCATAACAGCCGCGCCGTCTTTCTCACTAATTTGGGCAAAGACATCTGGGGCAGCATCGCCAAAGCCATCAACGATGCCGCCCATAATCAGCATTTTGGTGTTGAGGTCGCCGTCACGAAAACCATCAATGAAACGGTTTACTTCGTCGTTGGACAGGTAGCGAGTCTCGCCCTTGAGGTTGTTGCTCTCGTCATAAGTGCGCGCCTGCCGCTTGCGCTGCTGGGCAACCTGACGGAACCCCTGCGGGTCGCCCACTATTGCGGCGACCATATTCTCTCGCCCGATCTGACCAGTCGCCTGCCCCCACGCCACAGGGTCTTTGCGGTTTTCTTCCTCTATGCGGTTTGCATGTTTGCGGACGAGTTCATACTTTTCTAATTCTTCTGCGGTCGCGCCATCTTCCACGCGCAGGCTAAGTTCCTGCTTAAGCGCCCGGACCTCTGGCTCGCCTAAACTGTTAAGGTACGCATTAAAATCAGCATCGCGGCTAGTTTTTGCTAACGCTCTGTCAAATTGAGAAACATCTAGTCCCGCAGCCCTTAGTTGCTCTGCTGTCTTATTGAAGCGTTGCAGAGTTTCGGCGTCAGGAGAGTAACCTTTAGCCACAACATCCCCGACTTCATCTTCAAAGTCGCTAGCCAAGTCTTTTGCAAGACCTTCCATCTCTTTAATTTCGGCATTGATTACAGAAACAAACCGATTGCGCTTAGATGTAACCGCGTCTGCATCCAAGCCCTCAACGAGTTCCCCGCCAGATTTTTGCTGACGATCTAGTTCTGCAATGAACGCCTGACGCTGATCCAGTGTTTCAAGATCATCAAACTCGCCTTGAAGGCGCGCCTCATGGAAGCGTCCGCGCGCCAACAAAGACTGACGGCCAGCTTCTTCTGGGCTGTATCCCGCGCTCAACATAAAGTCGAACAAAGAATTAAGGTTCTGATCTAAAACTTCTGTCTGAACGCCCTGCCGCCCAAGTCGCTCAGTAGTGCGAACGTAGTCCGCCACAGTCGAATCAAACTTCTGCGTCTGGATTGCGTCTTGTTCTTTAAGGTAGCGACTGCTCTGTTGCAGATAAAGCGAGTCACGAACAGACCCAAGGTTGAGTTTAAGTTGGGCCTGCGTCGCAGGAGAGAGAGCGTTGACGCTGCTAGCAAAGCCGTCAATAACGTCATTCAAACGAGTTGCCGTGCTTTCAGGGTCAAGTCGCTCGCGCTCCGCTTGAAGCGCAACTTCCTGCATCTGTAGTCGAGCGTCAGCCTCTACTTGTGCTCCAAAAACTTTGGTAGCCGTTTCATATGCCGCCTTTTCCCGGATGCTCATAAATGCCGGGTCTTTGCCCATCAATTCTCGCAGAACTTCAGGGGCTTCTTTTGTGCCGCGCTCAACACCAGCAGCCCGGGCACTCTCTGCTGCTTTTTCATAAGCAAATTCAGACATGCGCTCAACAGCAGCAGCCATGTCTTGGTAACCACGCGCCTCTGCCTGTGCGGCAGACAAGAAGTCAATGCGCGGAGTAATTAGGTCGGCGCGGCGGCGCTGGAAGCGTGGGAGACGTTCAACCATAATCTAAGCCAAGGAAGCCGCTTTTGATGCTGAATCCGCAAGACTTGCAGCAGCCTTAAATAAACCGCTGCGGTATGCTTGCTTGCCCTGTTGGCGCAAGAGGCTGCTTTGTATTACACCGCCCTCGCGGGCAATAATTTCATTGTCTTTTGACACATAGATTTCTTGCGCCCCTTCAGACAACGCAAAATTCTGCAAACCAAATGCGCTACCCGAAAACGGGTCAACAGCGCCTGCGCCTGCCCGCGCTCTAATTGTGGCGCGATTGCGGATAATTCTGTCCATCGTTTCAACGCCCTGCTGGCGATATTTAAGAGCCTCAGACCGGCCCTGCAACTCTGTCATAGCGGCTTGTTTGTAGTAGCCTTTTGCGGCGGCTCTACCAGCTTGTATCTCTGCAAATGGTGTTATTGCTGCCGTCATTTTATTGCCCCGCGCTAACCTTGTAGTCGATACCAAGCACAGTCATCTTGAGCGGCACAGATTGCCCAATCGTGATCTGGCCTTCGTAAGTGTACCCCAAAATGCCATGCAGCGTTTTAATGCCTGTAAACTCAGGCACCGCCTCATCAAGTATGTCTTCGCCAAACTTACGAAACGCCACCTCTTTGCTGCCAATCGTCATGGACTGCGTTTCAAAGATTTCTGCATTTACCTCAAAGATGCGCTTCTTGAACCCACGCAGAGAACCGCCTTGCAGGCGAGGCTCAACAGGAAGCGTCTTAATCTCCGGAGTGTAGTTCAGCCCTACTTGATGGCTTGCAGTAGCCGCTTCAGCAAACGTAACGGTAAAAGGGGAAGCTGGCACAGTTTGTTCAGGCTCGACCACGCCATCCCGAATAATTTGCACAGTTTCGCCTTGCAAGTGGCCCATAGTGACCGAAGACGCCGCGCCGCCTGACTTGGCAGAGTCCAGATAAATTGAATCATCAAACCGCTCCACAAGATAAACATCAGCAGAATTAACAGTACGCTTGACCACAGTATATATAGAATCAACGTCAACACCGACATTGAGGAAGTCCCCGTCTGTAGTCCACTCGGAAGGCGCAATGACGTTCTGTGACCGCAGCAGCGTGTAACAAGCAATAGAGCCATCGTCGTCGTTGACGATCAGGAGGCGATCACCCTCGTCTGTGCTGGTCGCAACGCGCGTTGCCATCTCGCCCGGAGACTTGAGCAGATGCGTAGAAAGCAACGACACCTTGGCAGATGTATATGCGTTTTGTACGTCCGCGAACACAAAGTCTTGAAGCGCCTTGCCCTGACGCTGGATAAACAATGATGCGCCGTCAATGTTCTGTACGCGGATACCCGGCCTCATACCGTAGGCAGACTGCTGCTTGACAATCAGGTTCGCGGGCGTGATCGGATCATCGAGAGACTGCGGCACATAAAACTCGCCGCCAGTCGTGAAGATTTGCAGATGACGCCCGGAGTAGATGTCAACGATAGCGTTGAAGGTGTTAGTGTCTAATGTTGCCTGAACCGCGCTGTCGTCTAGCTGTTCACCGGGGTCAAAGTTAAAGAAGTCGCTGACGCGCGAACCAAACAAGGTTTGCGGCAAGGACTTGGTGCCGCCAAAGAACAGTCGCCCCTCATGGAACACAACGCTGCGTGGGTAGCCTCGTGTCGCAGACCAAGCGTCTTCATATCCGTGTTCTATTTCCCAGTTGCCACTGGTGATCGCGCTGTTGTCAAAAAACGGAATCTCGACGTAAGCCTTAACGCTTGTATCGCTCACATATTCCGTAATACGAGCGCGACCAAAACCATCAAGGGCATTGATGTATTCGCCAACGGCGGCTTCCTTGAAAGCCTTAATCTCATAGTTAGACGTATTGTCAGGCGCTGTGTCCCAAGCAGGATCAACTGTCACCACTTTTGTTGACGCCACATAGTCTTCGACATGGCGCGTTTGGCCTGAACCAGTCCCGGCTGTAATCTTGATGAACATGCCGTTAGGTTGATCGTCAGATGTAAAGTGAGTGGCTGATTTAAGGGTGATTGTAGTAGACGTTCCGGCTTGCGCGCTTCCGGTGTCGGTCGTTACCGAAGACGCGCTGATTGTGATATTACCGCTGGCGGCGGACGGGGTAATCGTATAGGTCGGATTGTGAACGCTTAAAGTAAAAGCGTACTCAGGAATCTTTGAAAACGGCACGGTGTCTACAGTCCATGTCGCATCCGTCGCACCGCGCACAAGCCGCAACGGTTCAAGGTCTTCGTGGACGATAATCAGCGTATCCGCTGACTGTACCCAGTTCATTTCCGGCAGGATCGCCGCTGTCAGCGAAGCTACGGTGGCGTAGTCGTTGCCGCTGCCGTTAATGTTCGTGATCTGAGCGCCGTCCTTGAAAACGTACATCTTGCCCGGCGTAAACACGAGCATGTAGCTGTCGGATACGCTGAACTCAAACGGAACCATGCGAACCGCGTTACCGGCACCGGAGTCTAATGTTGCAATATATTTCGTGCCGGGGCGTCGGATAGCGCCACCCTGCGGCTGAATAGACACGTTGCGCGCGGTTGTCAGACCCGCCTGATATTGGGCAAGGTCTGTGCGCGCGCGAAGACGAGGGTCGAGTTCGCCGGAGGTAAAATCATTCTGAATACGAATGACACGGCTCATCCACGAACCTCAGTCAGCGGGAAGTCCATGATGTTCTGCGGCGGGCGATCCACGCCGTCAATGTTCATCGCAACACGCGACAGGCCACCACGCATGTTCTCGCTCGGAGAGCCAAACGCAAGGCGGTGGTAGTAGTCGCCTTTCGTAATCTGATCCGTGATCGGCTCGGCAAACGCAGCAGCAAGCGCATGTTTGAGAAGGTTTACAAAGTACGGCGGGAAGAAGGCAGGCTCGGGCCGATACTGGTAGTCAATCCAGACTTCCTCGTAATCAGCGTAGAGCGCCGTTCCGTAAATCTCAAAGTCACGCGCAGGCGTCCCACCTACTGCGCTGGTAATGAATAATGCTTTTGGATTGCCAAGAATGTCGCCCGGCAGCGCGTATTGATACTTCCACTCGTTGACCGGAGAATCAACAAGCTGCGCCAGCTTAACCTTCTTGACCGACCAAGAATATGGATACTGCATAAGCAGCGTGTCGCGGATGTCGTCATACAAGCGATCCGCAATCTGCGCCTCGTCCGTCCCTTCAGAAAAGGAGGAGATGGCAGCAGCGCCAAGCATAAGCATGGCATCGGAACAAATCGTAAGTTTAGTGTCACCAGAAGCCATAGCCTACCTCGTTAGAAAGGGGGCGGGCCGAAACCCGCCCCGATCCTATTAGTCGCCGTCAGTGGCGGCGAGCGTCGTACCGTCAGCAACGTCAACAACGCCACTCGCGTTCGACAGAACCTGAGTGAGCGTACTAACGCGGGTGCCTCCGGTCGAGGTTACGCAATAGATCAGATCGCCCACCGCGAGGGTGTCCGAAATGTCATTGAAGTAACCTTCGGTGTTGACCGTAGCGATGGTGTCGGCGGTCTGATAGGTGTAGATGCTCGGAGCATTACCCTTCTTAGAAGCCGCAACAACGCCGAGTCCAGCGGAATCAAAAGCCATTATCTAGCCCTCCTACTCGGTGCTGCTGATCTTGACGATACCTTCGTCGTCAATCGCGATGGCTCCAGCGGAGAACATCGAGGAGACGAGGAAGGATGTCTTCTCAGGCACGTAGTTGATCTCGGACTTCTGGTTCATGCTGATGCCCAGACCAATCGCGTCACGATGGAACGCGAAGTTGGTGCGGGTGGACGGAAGCGGCAGGCCACCTTCGTCACGATCACCAAGCATGATGAACTTGAAGCCGAGGAACGTGTCGATCTCACCAGCACTAAGCGCCTTGACGGTCGCGAAGTCGCTGCTGGTAAGCTCAGTCTCGTCAAGCAGAGCGGACAGACCGTTCGCATGAATCAGCATACAACGACCTTCAGCCGGGACGTTGTTCGCGTCCAGAGCCTTCTTAGCCGCAAGCAGCTTGGCGAGGTTCATGTTCGTGCCCGCACCACCAACAGAGGTGGCAACAGTCGAGGGCGACGAAGCCGCGTCCAGCGCGTCAATGACAAGCTGGTCCATCCGGCGACCAATGGCGTTACCAACGACCTGCACCAGTTCACGGCGCTCATCGAAGTTCACCTTGGCCTGATGGAAAATATCGCTGTATTCAGCAGCAATATAATCGGACATCGAAGCCGTGACCTGAGAGTAGGACACGTTCAGCGGGGTCACATCCGTCTGCGGAACGCGGACGGTAGCGGTGCCTTTCCCGATCTTCGGGAACTTCACCTGATTGCCTTCTACGTTCGCTCGTTCGCGCGTCACGCCTGCAAGCGCACGGGAAGCCTGATAAGCCTGCTTCACCTCTGCGTCGAACAACTGAACGAAGGCATTAGAAATGCCAACAGCCATTTCACAGTTCCTTTCGTTAAGGGTTCAAAAATAAAGCGCCTTACAGGTATCCGTCACCGGGCTGTCAGCTTGGATGTTTTACGCCACCTCCCACGGCGGGTCTTACGGGCCTCACGGTTGTCCGCATTTGTGAATATAAGGAAAAAAATAGGCGGGGTAAAGCCCCGCCTATTCCACTTAATTTTGCTGTAATTACGCCGGGCTGTACGGATCGTCGCCGTACATCTTCTCAAACATCTTCTCGACCTTTGCCCGGTACGCCGGGTCGCTCTGGTACTCAGGGCGTCCGACCATAGACATCAGTTCTTCCTTGCTCGGGCCGTCTTCAATGGTTGAAACGTCGACCGGGACAGTCTGATCGCCATAATACGAACGAATCTTCTGCAAGGCGCGCAAGCCATCTGCCGTGCCACCCATGATCCTGAACTCCTCAAAATCATTTTCGCCCCAGACGCCTTTCCGCACCAAGCCCTGTGCCCAATCCGTCATCGACTTGATCGTGGCGTCAGCGTTTGGCCCCAGCTTCTTGTATTCCTCTTGATAAGAAATCTCCGCCTGCTGCGCCTCGTTGCCCGCAGTCTCAATGAATTTCTGCGCCAACTGGTCAAAGGCTTCCTGACTGATGCCGTTTTCCTTGGCCCAATCCTTGTAGGTCACATAGAGTTCGTCATCTTCGGGGATTTGTGCTTCCGAAAAAACCGACTCATCATATTCTTCGGGAGCCTTGTGTTTTCCTTGAGAGAACTTCTTTTGAAGTTCGCTATAGGACTTAACGAGGTTCTCAAGGTCCGGGCCATCGTCTTCGTTCCAAAACTTCTCTGGATACCAATCTGGCCTAACAAACTCCATCTCCTCGTCTTCGGCTGCGACCGTTACCTTGTCAACCGTCTGCGGCTCAGAGTCCGGTGGGGTCTCAACATGAGAAATTGTGGATTCCTGCTGCTCCTGCTGGTTGTCGTCGCTCTCCGCAGAGGCTTCGGCCAGCAGTCCGTCAGTGTCGCTCATAGTGTAGATGCCCTTCTAATTCGCCGCTCTATCTCGCGGACAAGTGAGTTTTGCCCCTCGCGCGCATAGCCGTGGGACGCTTCTTCGCCCGGATACCATGTGGGCTGTTCAATGGTAAGTGCGCGCAAATGGGCAAGCAACTCCTGCCCATCGTCACTACCAAAGACCCGTAGATACAATCTGTCGATGTCGTCTTGTTCTTGCTGGTTCGTCCGCCGGAACTCAGGTTCGACTTGCCTAAGTCCGTCCCAGCCTTCGGTGAGTGTCATTAGACCCCTTCAGGTGGTGGCCCTTCGCCCTCTGCGGGCAAGATGCCCTGCTGTTGTGCGGCCATCTGCGCCATCTGCGCGGCCTGCTGCATCGCCTGCTCTCGTTCAGCAGGAGAAGTCCGTAGTTCTGCCGGTACGCCCAGCTTGTCAGCAACGTAATCCGCAATCGCGCCCATGCGCGGTGCCATCTGGCCTTCCGGCCCAAGTGCCGACGAAAGCTGCACCCACTGCGTAATCTTCTCGATGTCGCCCATGTTCTGCGCTTGAGCAATCGGAGACACGGGCGTGACCTTGACCTCAAGCCCGTTCACACGCAGCGGCATCTCGATCATGCCGCGCTCGTCCATGACGTACAGGATGCGCGAGATCAGCGGCCCCATCGTCTCGGTAATCAGGCGACCAAACGCGCTACCAAGGTTCTGCGCCAGTTCCTTCATGCGCTCCGCAATCTCCGTGGCGGAACGCGCCGACATATTGTCCGGGGGCAGCGTGTCGTCCAGCAGTATCTTCTTGATGTTCATGCGAAGATCGTTAATCACGATCTGCGACACGTTGAAGTCACCAGAACGCGGCAGCATCTTCAAGCTCTCACCCTGCGGCCCGCCGTTGCGCGCCACCGGGATGATTGCGCCGGGCGTGATGCGGATGGTCTGCGGGTTGAGAACACCGTCATCAGCAGCGGTATAGACGCCAGCAATCGACAGCGATGCGTTCTTCAAAAGCAACTCAAGCGTCTTGTTGAGCGTCTTGATGTCGGGGATCGCTGTAACCAGCGGCCCCCGTCCATACACCTCGCCAGCCACTTTCATGTAGCGCGCCACGATCCACGGGGATGAGTCCATCTTGCGCTGCACGATCTGCGATTTACCTTCCGGCCAGATCACATGGTAGTCGTAGTCACCGCGCTGAACGTCAAGGATCGTCGCCTCAATCAGTTCGATTTCTTCGGTCGGCTTTTCCTCAATCATGCGCGCAAGGCGATCAGGGATTTCTGAGTCCTGCCAATGCTGCGAGATCGCTTCCGCCTTCAGGCGCATGCGCCGGTAGACGTTATCAACCTTGCCGTGCGCGCCTTCTTCAATGGCGACGAGATACTGCGGCACAGCCGTAAACCGGATGGGCGTTACGTCATCGCCGGGCTGCACAAGCATGACTGCCGTACCCACGGCTAAGTCCATGAGGAACTCGCCCATCGCCAAGTCAAAGTTGGACTGACGCAGCACAGAAAACATCTTTTCCGCGTAAAGGTCGAGGGCGGCTTGGGCCTCAAGCTGACGATCAACAGGAATGTCAGGTCCGGGTTCAAGGCGACACCAGCGGCCATAGGGCGGAAAAAGGCCAGCTTGAATACGGTTTGCAAACCGTTGTGTCGCATTGATCGCGGTGGAGTCAAAAACCCGCGCCATCTTATTCTGGCCCGGCGACCCGCCGCCCTCGTAGTAGCCGTCATACAGATTGCGCTGCGGCAGCGCGAACTCGTAACAGTCCTCGTAAATCTGCCGCCAGTTATCCTTGCGACGCTGCGCAAGGTCGTGGCGCTTCATAATCTGTTCGACAGTAAGCATGGCTAACTCTTTTTATGACGCGCGGCAAAGTTTGCAGCGGCTTCTTTTGATCCGAAGCCCCAAGCCCGCAGCGCAAGCGCAAGGCGGGTAGGCTTACCCTTCTCGTCCTTCATCGGCCCCTTCATCCCGGCAAACCGCGCAGCAAACGAAACACGACGCGGGTTGGTTCCAGACTTGACCGGGCGCTTGAGGTTGCCGCCTTCCTTGCGCTCAAAGTGCTTGCGACCAGCCTCGTTCAGACCACCGCTCGGATTCTGGTGCGCCTTCTTAACCACTGGAACTCTTGCCCTTCAAAATATCTGCGTCTGCCTTTCGTGCGCCACCCTTGCCGCTAACAAAAGACTTGACGCGGCCCATTGCCCACTGGTGCGCGCTGACCTTGGGCCTCGACCCGGATGAATAATACGCCCCAAGACCGCGACGATAGACCTTCATCAGCTTGCCTTGGTCAAAGCGATCCGCGCCCTTGATACCAGAAAACTTAGGCATTTTTGCGCTGCTCCGAAATGCGATCCATCATTGCGCCTGTCAGCAAGCCACGCCTGTATAGGCGGCGCGTCCTTGCGATCTCACTGCGGCGCTCATCAGGATTCTTTGCACCGCGAATATACTTCTTCGGTATCCCGCTTTTCTTATCCTTCGGAACCTCCTTGAACCGCCTCATGCCTTGCCCTTCGGCTTGCCAGACTTACGCATCGCAATCGCGACAGCCTGCTTGAACGGCTTGCCCTCTTTCATCAGCATCTTGATGTTCTGACCAACCGCCTTGTCAGACTTACCGGATTTAAGCGGCATAGGTTTTCTTCTTCCGCATGGTCGTCTTCATGCTGACGTTCTCGACGCGACCGCCGTACTGCTTGGCGTACTCTTTCGCCGCGTTCATGCCCGCCTTGGTGTAGGCAAAGGTGCGGCTCTTACCGTTTTTCATCACGACCTTAGGCATTACCCTACTCCTAACGTGGTCTGCAATCCGTCATTACGATCCCCTGCGCCCGGCCCAAGCAACGGACGGCCAGCGCGACGAGAACGAACGCGAGCCGCCCGGCGGCGCGCTTCGTCGGTAGCTTCAACCGGCGCGGGTTCAGGTGCCGGAGGTGGGGGAGCAGGAGCAGGCGAAGACGACTTTGAACCGCTAAACAAACCACCCATTACGCGTCTCCTGACCCAAGCGTTGTCTGAATACCAAGCCGAGCATTTTCACGCTCCGGCGAAAGCAACATACGCTGACCGCCAATCTGGCGCGCGCGCCGCTGAGATGCAAGCTGCGCCTTCTGCTGTCGTTCTTCTTCAGCAAGTCGCGCTTCCTGACGCTGCTGCGCGGCGGTGGTTTCCGGCGCAACTTGCGCGGGCGTTGGCGCTTTCGGACCTCTAAACAATCCCCCCATTACTCAACCCTCGCAAACATGACATGATCCGCACCATCCGGGCCGTAACCGCGCATGACGCCTTCTTCCGCGAACTTTAACGCGCGCGCCCATCGCATTGCAATAGTATTTCTACTATCTACGACAAGCTGTAATCTATGTAATTTCATATCGCTATAAATTATATTGAAGTATCGTAGTGCGCCTCGCGTAATAGTAATAGGATTTGTTTCAACATGATATGAAGTCAACAGCCAGCCTTCTGCCACGCCATCCCAAAGCGGATATGCGCCCCAGCAACAGGCGATTTCACCCTTATACAACGCGCTATAACATTTCCCATAAGACCCATAAGCCTTAACGCGCTGGATGTAATCGGGGAAGTTTTTGAAGTATTCTTGCTCAAACGGACGCAATCGCATGAGCTTCACATGCGCCCAGTGAAACGGCACAACCGTCACGGCGCGATTGTTCGTAATGTTTGTCATCAAGCTATAAAAGTGCTACAAAATAGCTGTGCATGATTGTTCTCCTTGTCATGTTTCTCCCTGAACTCGGGGCGCGTCAGCCAGAGGCGCGCCCCGTTTTTTTTACGCAAATACGTTGAAGTCCGTCTTCGCTTCCATCTGCTTGAACAGCGGCTTGCCATTCGGGTTGCGCGTCAGGCGGCGATGCTCGCCACCGCCAAGCATCAGGTAGCCATACGCATCGCCCACATGCGAGTGATCGTTCTTCGACGGCACATCGCGGAAGCGTTCCTGCCCCGCACCAATCGCCAT